ATTCCTAACTTAGGTCGTGCACAGGAAAGGGCACAGCGTTTTAGAGATTTCCTCAAGCGTTGTAGTTTTCAGTTTCCGCATATAATTTATGTCGCCGGCAATCATGAATTTTATCATGGTCGGTGGCATGGCAGTATTCAGCATCTCAAAGACGAGTGCGCTAGGTTTCCTAACATTTACTTTTTGGAAAGAGATAGCAAGACTATTGATGATGTAACATTTGTGGGCGGAACACTTTGGACAGATATGAACCGAGGTGATCCGCTAACCTTACATGGTATTAAAGACATGATGAACGACTTTAAGATTATTAAAAATGATCTAAAAGGATTCACACGGTTTACTCCTATGGAGGCCGCATTACGTTTCAAGGAAACTGTTGACTATATTCGAACTATAGTAGAAACTGATCCACTTAAAAAGTATGTTGTCGTAGGACACCATGCTCCTAGCTTTAGTAGTATCAGTGCACAGTATCAAGGTCAAACTATTATGAATGGTGGCTATGCCAGTGACCTAAGTGATTTTATTTTAGACCATCCGCAAATCAAATTATGGACACATGGACACATGCATCAATGTTTTGACTATATGATTGGCTCTACTCGTGTAGTTTGCAATCCTAGAGGATATGAAGGATACGAACCCGACAGCCGTTGGAACCCACAAATTTTATTGGAGATTTAATATGAGTGAAAATTTAACGCCACCTAGTGTACCAGAAATGCTTAGATTGACTGGTGCTAATCAAGCCGAATTTATGATGCATGTTGCAGAGCATGTTGAAAAATTAGAGGAAGCAGTTAGTCAACTGCAAGCCCGTGTAGCTGAATTGGAGTCTAAAAATGGCGACAGTACTGAGACACAGTGATACTTGCCAGGTAAAGATAACAAAAAGTTCAAAATCAATCGAAGCTGTTGTTTCTCAATTTATTTTTGAAGATAAACTTGACATTGTTCTTAATAAGAGTGTAAAATTAACACTTAAATGGAACGGTAAATGTTACGAGGGTCGTAACGCCGGAATGGATTTTGAAAGTGCCGGGCCTGTTGTAAGTAAAACCCAGATTGGAAGATAATGAAAATTGGTCTTAGTTATAGCCGTTGTATCCGAGACATCGTCGATGGAGTGGTGGACATTGACGATGTTCTTGTTATCATTAGTCGTACGGATTTTGATCCCCGCATTGATGAGCAATGGCAAAGTATATGGGACGGCTATCGACAGCCTTACGGAATGAGTAATCCTGAATGGTACTACTACTCGGAAGAAGATGAGGATCGTTTTCGTTCAGCAAGTATTGAACTTTGGGAAACAGGCAAGTTGCATCAGCCACGTAAATTTGGTGCAAATGCTGTTCGACGTCAAGAGATTTGGTTAGAAGCTGTGTTGCCCAGTAGTGAATTGGCAAAAAATCCTGCCGCTAAAAATGCTTGGGAAAAATTCCAAACAGTAGCAGGCCTTACTAACGTAGAACTCGATGACAAATATCAATGAGATACATTGTACTAATGGCGGTAATTGCGTTGGCATCCTTAGGATCTTGCCATCGTAACAATAACACACCGGCTACTCCGTTACTGTTAACTTTAACAGAACTAGAGCACTTTAATAAAGACTGCAATAAAGCTAAAGAGCAATTAGAACAACTTTATTATATTCAAAATATCAAATCATTTGCAGAAGATCCAGATGAGTTGTCAGACGATGATCGAACTTACAATCGTCTATTGAAAGACACTATTTGGTGGTACACTTATACTTGCGGTAACCAATTATGAAAACTTGTATTTTGATTCTGGTAGTTGCTAGCCAACTTGCGTTTGCCGAATGTAATGTAAAAAATGCTAGTCTATTAGCAAATGAGCACGAAGTCGGAAATATCGAAAATCTTCATAAAATTATTACAACCGGTAAATGTGTTGTAGATTTTGATATTACAGTAGATGGGCAATCACATCATTTACACGAGTCCGAAACTGGATTAGAGCAAGAAGCAAGTCTTTGTTACTACGCTAAAGAACGAGCACGTAAAAATTTACTGTTAGATTTGGGTGGAACTTTTCAATCCGAAGCAGTAATCAGTTGCAAAGAAGGCGATACTCTTCCTCCCAAAATTAAAAAAGGTGATATTATTTTGGAGAACGAAGTTGCCAAATATAAAGTAAAAAAGTATTTTACATATAAAGGTTCACAATGCCGTATGTTTCAAGAACATTATACAGTTGATAGGGAACTAAAAGAATATCACGGAGTTATTTGCCAATCAAATAATTCGGATACAAACTGGGTAGTGGTGGACAAATGGTAATCAAAATTAACGTAGAAAGAAACTAATGGTGTATTTGAATCATAAAATTGTTAAAGAAGCGTTGACTCCTCTCAAGAAAAAGTTTTACATACCATATGACGGTACTAGCCAAACTCGATATGGTAATACAGGACGGTTTGGATTTTACGTTGAACGTACATTAGGAATCAGACCAAACAGTTCGAGATCGGCCGATACCGAATATGCAGAAGTCAAATCTGTTAATATTAAAAATACATTCACAATAAATCCAGTTTCAATTGGAACAATTCCTTATGCCGAATACAACTATCTAAAAAACAATTTTCCAAACGTATACTTTACTAGTAGCGATCCATATAAGAAAATGTTGAAAACTCTATATGTTTTTTATAGAAAAGAATTCCAAGACGATCCTGAATACAAAGTAGAACGATGGGTGCATGTTGACATGAATAACCTAGATGATTCAACTAAACAAATTTTAGAAAATGATTTTTGGTTCTGTGTTAAAGCGATGAAAAAATATACTTATGATACTTTGAGTAATAGAACCGATCTAAATCCATCAACACACTATTTAAGATTGGGCTACAAAGGGGATGGATACTATAATTATCCTTGCTGGAAATTCAGTCCCGAGTTTCTAAAGAAGATTTACGAAATTGGTGAATCAGTAGATTGACTTATATCTGAATCACTAGTATAATATAATTTTACACACACAGAGAGGCACACAATGAAGGCATTTATAGCAGGCACAGTTTTTGGACTAGTACTAGCTACTGTTGGATTTTCCGGCATTGCTCGTATTATGGACAAAGGCGTAGACACAGTTAAAACACAGAGTCAGGAAATGGCAAAATGAAAACAGCAATTTTGAGTTTAGTAATAATGACACTAACCGCTTGTAGTACTACAGCCGGTTTTGTAAAAGGTGTCGGTGAAGATGTTAAAGCAGGCACCGACTGGACCGCTTCTAAAATTAAACCTAGTTATAAGGACTAATATGAAAAAACTTTTACTTACAATTCCTCTTATTGCTATTTTGGCTGCCTGTGGTTCTACTAGTGACCCTTATGAACGTCGAGCAAATGCTGAACGTGAACGTGTAGAAAAATATGTAGAACGCAGTATCGATAAGGCTCCCGATTGGATGTTCAAACCTCCACTGAGTAATAGTGCTGTTTACGAAGCAGGTACCGCTATTAGTCAAGATATGAGCATGGCAGACATCAAAGCCAAAGCAGATGCTTATGGTAAGATTTGTATGGCCGCAGGCGGTACTGCTAGTCAACGTACAAAAATTTATAAGACAGACAGCGACCGAGCAAGCACTGAGTTTAGTGAAATGGCAATGCGTACTAGCTGTAAAGAAGTCGACCTTACTGGTGTAGAAGTTAAAGAAATTAAACGTATTGCCGAAGGCACTCGATATCGAACCTATGTGCTGGTAGCATTACCCACTGGCGATGCTAATATTTTACGTCGTGCTAAAGAAGAAGCAAAAGAAAGACAAGTTGCTGCCGGACGTCGTGAACAAGCATTTAAAGAGCTGGATCAGTAAATGTATAATGAAATTGAACTGACAGAAATGGCTCGAGATTATGAAGCTATGGAACAACAAGCTGTACAAGATGCAGAAGAGTTGCGTCAGCTTCGAACCGGCGAAAGGATCATTGTGCCTGTAGATGTAGAACATGCTCGAACAATGTTCAAATTAGCTTGTCATTATCTTAGCTACAATGATCCAACATTTGAATTGGAGTTAACAAGATGAAATTTAGAAAAAAACCGGTAGTAATTGATGCTGTACAATTTGTCTATTCTGATGAAGGTATTGCCGCTCTTCGAGAGTTTTGCGGTGATGTATTAGGCAACATTCGTAAAGAACGCCATCCCACTGCCAAAGGTGAAGCAGAAATTGGCACACTAGAAGATGGTGTACATTTGACTGTAAAACATATTGCCACAGAAGGTGACTGGATAATTAAAGGGGTGCAAGGTGAGTTTTATGCTTGCAAACCGGATATTTTTGAACAAACTTATGAGGAAGTAAAATAATGCCAAATTTGGTGCCAATGGTAATTGAGCAAGAAGCTCGCGGAGAACGTAGTTACGACATCTATAGTCGACTACTTAAAGATCGTATCGTTATGTTAGATACAGATGTAAATGAACATTCAGCAAGTTTAATTGTAGCACAGCTACTTTTCTTAGAAAGTCAAGGTAATGAGGATATTAGTTTTTTCATTAATAGCCCTGGCGGTGTTGTTACCGCTGGCATGGCAATTTACGATACTATGCAGTTCATCAAACCAGATGTCCAAACCATCGTTATGGGGCAGGCTTGCTCAATGGGTAGTTTACTCGCCACTGCTGGCGCTCCTGGCAAACGCAAGATTCTACCAAACGCTCGCCACATGATTCATCAGCCGTCGGGTGGTGCTGGCGGACAAGCTACGGATATGGAAATTCAAGTAAAAGAAATCCTAAAAATGAAGCAAAATCTTACCCAGTTGTATGTCGATCATAACAGCAAGGGCAAGACTTTTGATGAATTTTATGCGGCTATGGAGCGAGATAACTTTATGAGTGCCCAAGAAGCACTAGATTTTGGTTTGATTGACGAAATTATAACAAAACGCTCGTAATATGCGCATATAAACGTAGGGCATAGTATACTATAAATACTTTAACAGGAGTATGCTATGGCCCGTAAACAGTTTAACTGGAGCCTCTTGGATCGATATAACCTTTATGCAATGTTGCATGAGTTAGGTAATCATATTATTGACAAAAAAATTCCAGTTCTAGAGTTACAAAAACTCTTAAGTAAGCATATTAAAAGTAAAATTCCTGTTAAAGTAGTTCGTAAACAAAATGATCCCACTCAGAAACGCGGTCAACTTTATATGGGCGGAACGTATTACAGCTATAACGATTGGAATAATCAACGCCAAATTGAAATAGTTTTTAGCTATCATCCCGAAGATACTACAATTAAAATCAGCGAGTACCGTTGGGGAAGATTATGTAGTCTATTTGCCGATACTATATTACACGAACTTATCCATATGCGGCAGTATCGTAGTAGAGAATTTAAAACAATACCAGGATACGAAAGTACAGCCCATTATTATAAGCAACGCATGGATCAGCAGTACTATGGTCACAAAGATGAAATGGGTGCATTTGCATTTAATATAGCCTGCGAGATGTTAGACAAATTTGGCAATAATAAATTAACTATCCAAAAATATATGGATAGTTTACAAGCCAAAAGACATAAAAGAACAACATATCATAGATATTTGAAAACTTTTGATTGGAATTATAATCACCCGATTATCCAGCAACTCAAAAGAAAAGTAATTCGTAATTTAGACTACGCTGAAATTGGCAAACCATTTAAGACATCGACTCACTTGACTTACTGATAATTAAACTGTATAATATACACTTGTACAGTTAATCAGTGGAGTCAAAATGAGCGATCCTTGCTATAGAGTTATTTCTGATTTAGAAGATCATCCTAGTCGGTTGAACAAAGAAGCTATTATTCTAGCTCAAGCAGAGTTGGGTAATAATGAATTCTTCGAAGGTTGCCGCCTTGCACTCGATCCAATGATTACTTTTGGACTTAAACAAATACCGGAGAAGAATGATGAAGACGGCCCTGGCTTACCTTGGGATAGTTTTACTCTCGCTCTTACTGGCTTTGTCACTCGCAATGTCACCGG